CACGCCGTGGACAGGATCAGTTAATTCGTGCTACCAAACAGCACTATGACATGACACGCTCTTGGAGTTATGGTTGGAAACAAGCATTCCAAGAATACTATGAAAATGCTACCAATGCTGCACAAAAGGCTCGTGATATATTCTCACAAACTATGCAGGGCATTGAAGATATTTTAGTTAACTTTGTTAAGACTGGCAAGTTTGAATGGAAACAGTTTGCTAGTGAAATACTAGAATCAATGCTGCGCATGAACATTCAAAGCACACTGGGCAATCTAGGACAAATGATTGGACTAGGTGATTTGTTTGGTAGTGCCACACAACAGCGTGGTAATTCACCCACACAACCATTGTATGTGTTGGATGTAAGCACTGGTAGAGTAGCACAAACATCTAGTGCTATTGGTAATGTGTTTAACAATGCCGGTAGCGGCAGCAATTTCTTAACCAGTGCATGGAATACAGTTAAAAACATTGGCAGTTCAATTGGCAATGTTGTAAGCAGCGTAGCCAGTGGCATTGGCAACTTGTTCAGTGGTTTCTTTGCAACAGGTGGCACTATTCCACCAGGACGCTATGGTATTGTTGGCGAGCGTGGACCAGAATATGTTAGTGGTCCAGCAACAGTTACGCCAATGGGCAATACACAAGTTACATACAACATTAATGCTGTAGATGCAGCATCATTTAAGGCATTGGTTGCTCGTGACCCAGGCTTTATACACGCAGTTGCTATGCAGGGTGCTAGAAGCATCCCAATGGGGAGATAATAGATGAGTTTTCAATGGATTATTGACAATGCTGAATCAATCAGTATCAATCGCAAGAAAAATGTTGCTGCCACAACAGCTAGAGATGGCACAGTTAGAACAGTAAGCAGAGGCGGTCAACCCTGGCGATTTGAAGTGCGTTTGCCGGATGGACCACGCTGGACTGATTATAGAAACAACATCAGCAAAGCAGAAGCATTGGATCGTGTTACCAGTGGAACAGTATCATTTAGCAACAGCGGACACGATTGGTTAATTCAATACACAGGTGATTTAGCTAATACTAGTGGTTTGCAATGCACTATTCCAAGTTCAGGCAACACCATTACACTAACAGCAGGACACACTGGATTAAGCTCAGGCGAATATATTTTCCGTGCTGGTGATGTTATTCAACTAGGCACTGGCGCTTGTTATACAGTAGCAGCAGATGTTGCTTATAACCAAACCACAGTAACACTACATCGTCCACTAATTGATAGTGCAGACACAGGTGTTGCAGTTAAAGTTGGCTCAGCATGTGCATGGAGTTTGCGTTGCACAACTTTCCCAGACTGGACATTGTTTGCACGAGATCAAGTAAGTTGGTCAGGTCCGTTTGTGTTTGTTGAGGATCTCACATGAGCCTAGACCTAAGCAGTTATAGCAACATTGCCACAGCATTATTTGTGAGCATTGATGTTGAAGACTATCAAGTATTGCGATTCTCAGATTGGTATCGTGATTTTACCATTGGCGGCAACAACTATAATGCACTAGGTAGTTTAGTAAGTGTGGGCAACAGTTCCAGTGAACTGCGTTTAACAGAATCAGAACTGTCAATTACAATCAGCGGCATTCCTAGTGCTAATATTTCCAGTGTATTAGATTATAAAATGAAAGGATCCACTGTTGAAATATATCGTGGCATATTCAATGCTGACACAGGTGCTAGTGTAGAAACACCAGTGGGCAAGTTTAAAGGTGTTGTTACTAACTTTGCACTACAAGAAGAATGGGATAACGAAACAAGATCATCCAGCGTAACAATTTTACTCACCTGCGCAAGTATTGTAAGTATTATGAATCGTAAACTAGCAGGAAGATATACAAATCCAACCAGCATGAAATCTTTTTACCCCAATGATTTAAGTATGGATCGTGTGCCTAACCTCAGCGAAAGTAACTTTAACTTTGGAGCTCCAGTATGAGTTGGTTTGATGATCTAGTAGACTTTGGTAAATCAGTTATTGGCGGTGTTGGTGACTTTTTAGGATCAAATTCAATTGGCAGTAATATTGCCAAAACAGCATTGCTTGGTTATACACTAAACAAAGTTAACAAAAGCATTACCAAAGACAATGAATCAGCAACCAGTGCCAGCAACATTGAATTATATGTTGATCCAGGTGTAAGACTGCAAGTTGATCCAGACAGCAAATACAAGATTCCAGTATTGTATGGCACAGCAACATTTGGTGGTGCTGTCACTGATGCATGGATTACTGCTGATAACAAAACAATGTATTTTGTGCTAACACTTGCTGAAAAGACTGGCAATTTATTAAGCACCAGTTCAGCAAGTGCGTATGTGTTTAATGATATCTACTTAAATGACAACAGAGTTATTTTTCAAGGTGATGGTATTACTGCGGATTACATGATTAATAGAGACGGTGTGCAGGATGTTTCTATTCGCGATCTTGTTAAAATATATTGTTTTGCTGGCAACAGTGATACACCACAAGTGCCAGAATATTATACCAATGCCAGTTTAAGTGCAGCATACAACATAATGCCCAACTGGACAACTGCACATGACATGACCAATTTGTTGTTTGCTATTGTTAGAATTGATTATGCCAGTGACAAAGGCATTAAAGCATTGCCCAACATGAAGTTTACTATTACTAACTCTATGAGCTTGCCTGGTGATGTGTTATATGACATCATGACTAACACTCGTTATGGTGCTGGAATTCCAGCAGCGGATATTGATGCATGAGCAGTTTAAGTAATCTTAACACATATGCACAGGATTCTATAGATTTTACATCTAATGTGTTTCAAGTGCCATGGCAAGTAGGAGTAAGATTTACATTACCACAACCAACTTGGGAATTGGTTAGATCATTAGGTGATCTAAGTGGTGGTGCAGTCACAGTTACATATGATTTAACGGCTCATCCAGGATCAACCATTTCTTTAATACAAGCATTTGGTGGACCACTGGTAGAAATATCACCGGATGTATGGCAAGTAACAAATATTTCAACACCATTAGAATATTTAGGTTCATATGCTGAAGTTTTACCACCAGTTGGCGAAACTGGAACAGTTACAGTTGAAGTAAATTATTCAAATGCCAATAATTTAGTTAATGATCTAAACATAACTATTCAAGGTATTCCATCATGACTGCTTTAACAGCATTAAATGATTATAGTAATAGCACAATTGATTTATCAATTGAAGATCAGAATATTCGTCAAAGCGCCGACAATCCAGTTAGACTTCCTTGCCTAACATGGAATCCAATACATGATATTGGTAATACACTCAATGAAATTCGCATACGGTATAATTTTCCATATGATACCTACACTATGAGTGATGGTAGCATTCTAAATGAAGATGAATATCTTGCCTATATTGAAACACATCCTAGATTTAAATATACAGCTAGTAATTTAAGTATTATCGAAGATGATACTTTTAATTATCTTCAGGCTTGGTCATTTACTGAAGACACAATATATGCTGATTGGATTGATTTAGATTTAAGTGATGTTAATATTAATTTTACAAATAACAACTGGTGCATTGATGGTTGGTTTAGATTAAGTGGTGAAACTCGTTTTAATACTCAGCCCGGATATGACACTCCTATTGCTGGTTATCTTTGGAGACACCAAGATACCGGATTTTATATTAATGAACAATCTAAAACAATAACTTATTGGGTTACAGGTATTGGCAATTACCAAATTGATATTTCATCACAGTGGAATGAAATTGCTAACCAAAAATGGTTTTATGTTGCATTAACATATGATGGTTCATATGTTAGATTATATTTAAATTATAAAAGAATTGATTTTGAGTATGCACCAAGTGTAACTATTGATAAATCACAAGTTTTTACATTATTTGGTAGATATAATAAAGATGCTGCTCAATCAGATAAACACGAAGGTGTAATACCTGGCACAGTTAGACAATTTAGAATAGCTGATATTGCTAGACATACTTCTAGTGGTGTTAGTTTATCTACTGTTAGGGATCGTTGGAATTATACAGATGCAAATACTAAATTTCTATTACAGGTTGGGTCCAATGGAAATATAACAACTGCCGAAGACATTGAAATATTAATTGAATATTGGGAAGCACCAGTATTTCCACTGCCACCAACATTAGACGATTTAGGATCAAACGCATCAGTAAATATAACAAAAACTGATTATTCAGAATGGACAGTAAGTGGAATATACACAATTGAAGATTATTTTGCTGCTACTGCATATTTACATTTTGAAACAGGCTCAACTGGATCAGATTGGTTTTGGGATACTCGAATTTGGAATGTAGCATTACCGGATTTAGATTTTAATTTTAAAACTAATTTATTACTTGAATAAGGATTAAAAAATGGCTACATCAACTATAGAAAATAGATACAGGATTAATGGATTAGTTGACACCAAACAAAGTGTTATCAGTAATTTAGAAAGAATATGCAACAGTTGCGGATCATTTTTAAGTTATGATATACACGAAGGCAAATGGGGTGTTATAGTTAATCGTGCAGAAAGCACAGTTGCCAAAGCATTCGATGACTCAAACATTGTGGGATCTATTCAAGTAAGCGGCACAGGATTAACCAATCTTTATAATAGTGTTAGAGTAGAATATCCGCTAAGAGATACCAGTGATACCACAGACTTTGTGGAAATAGCATTAGCCAGTGGTGATCGTTATGCAAACGAACCAGACAATACTTTACAATTGCGCTTGGATATGGTTAATGAACCAGTGCAAGCACAGATTATTGGACTAATAGAACTTAAACAAAATAGACTGGATAAAATTGTTACCTTCGCCAGTGATTATTCAACACTTAACTTGAATGCTGGTGATATTATTACAGTAACCAATGATTTATATCAATTCACAAACAAGAAGTTTCGTGTTATTACACTAACAGAAGTTGACAGTGATGATGGACAATTACTTGTAGAAGTAACTGCACTAGAATACGATGACGATGTTTACGATACATCAGATCTAAGTCGTTATATTCGTTCGGACAGAACTGGTATTCGTTCAATTGGTAGTATTGGCGAACCCAATGAACCACAGATAACAGTATTTGAAGCAGACTCGCGTCCACGCCTAAGTGTAGAAGCAGTTGTGCCAGATGGTATTGTGGAAAGCATGGAACTGTGGTTAAGCTCAGACAACAGCACATTTACTCGTGTAGAAACAGAATATCATCCCGGTGGCGGAACATTTACATCCGGTGATACAATTGTGTTTGACTACGATAAAGTTAACTCACAGGATATCTATGTAAAAGTGCGTGGCATGAACTCAACCACTACTGGTCCATTCAGTGATACAGCAAGTTATCTTGCTTTTGTTCCACAGCAAACCACAGATGCAATTGGATCCAATACTGCGGTATTGGATGATGCTGGTGATGATATTTTAAGTTTACTAGGTGCTAATGGATTGTTAATATTATTAAATCAATTGATGGAAAATAATTCAACTGGTAGCGGTAGTATATTTGATCAATTGTTTGCATTATTTAATAATGAAACTGGTTATGATATCTTAAATGATTTTTCTGGGTCTATTAACAGCGTTGCTCCATCGAATTTATTAACGCATACACAAAATGATTTAATATCATTAATAGCCGACGCAACTGAAAGTGGAGGAACATGGAGCGGAACTTGGACACAAAGAAATTTATTTTCTTTTACTGCACCAGTTACCGGAAACTATAAAGTAAGATTTTTTACTCGTTATGGAAACTCTGTAGGTGCTGCTGCAACACAAACATTTATTGGAACAATAGCAACTGTTAGAACTGGATCTTATTATAGCGGTTCTCTTGGTAATGCATCTACACCTACTGGAACATCTAGTGCTGCAATTGTATCTGGTGCAATTGATTATGATGTTGATACACAATATAGATCATCACAATATGATAATACACAATTGGAAAGATTTTATTCGTTAACTGCTGGCGTAACTTATTATGTTAATGGCTTTCATATTTCATCAGCCGCAGCAGATTCTATTACAACCGAAATATCTGAACTTTATTATGTTGGATAAAGAACACGCTTTTAACTAAATAAAAGTATTGCTATTGCCTTAGTAATAGCAGCATTTCCCAAAGGAGAACGGCAATGGCCGGAGTATTAACATTCGATCAATATGTCGGTGGCCCAGATGAAATGGTCATCGAACAAGCATTCCCATCCAATCAACGCTCAGTTGTATATGGTTTCGACCAAGATGTAAGTGGATGGACTTTTGAAGCAGATTATCAAGCCTTAGTTGTTGATTCAGTCTCTTTCAACAGATACACCGGTGAACCAAACTTTGCTAATAGCTCAGTTATTGGTTATTTTCCTAAAGTGGACATTTCAGGTGCTAACGAACCCACAGTGATTAATACTACTGATGGCACAGTTAAAGTTACTTTTCCAGCACAAATGTATACCGGTGCCGTTTACCCAGATGCACGCAGTAATGTTGTTGTAGTTGTTTTTTCATTTACATGGACAGACGCACAAACACCAGCACAAACTACTTCACATCGTTGGGCCTTTGTTCAAGCATGGGAACCAGATGTAGCAGTGGGTAATCCTGTTGATGAAGCAGACTACACAGCAATTTAAGGATTGATATAATGGCTATTACCGTTACCGAAAATACAA